GTAGAAATTAAACCATGAAACAGATATCTACCCTTGTGCCAATGACGCAATTTATACTGGATGCAAAATATGTAGGACAGGAAACATTGAACTACGCCAAATTCATAACCACACCCCTACGCCTCGGCTTTTTCGTTCCCTGTACGCTGGATGATGTGCCGCTTAGTGAGCCCCCTGCCTATGCTAAAACATTCGCTGAGAACAACGATGCCAATGCTAAGGCGTACCTGAAAGAATATGCTGATGCAAAATCCCGCTGCTTATTTGAGGGGTTTGAACTTGAATATGTTAATAAAGATGAAAGCGGCACATGTATTCGTAAAGGCGATTTAAAAATCATTTTTTATTCAAACAGAATAGAGTTTGATAGCGATATACAGAGTGATTGGCAAATATTGAGAGATTTAGACCAACTTAAATATGCCGATATAAAACTAACCCCCACCGCAATACAGCAGATATATGGAAGGTAAAAGTAACCTAAAAGAGTACTTTGTATTTTGGCTAATAATGATGTGCTTATATGGGTGCTTAGATAGCTGCGATACGGAAAAACCAAGTACAGAACATGTTAACGAAAACCCACTTTAGTTAACACGTTTAAAAAATACGTTAACGAAAACTAACCGACGGGTGCGCCTGTCTTAAAAATTATAGGAATTATGAAATATGAAAATCAACTTTGGGTAGTATGGGCAAACGGAATGTGCCATAATGAAAGTGCAAGTTATTTAAAACAGACCGCTATAGACGGCTTCATAAAAGACGGTAGCCTAACGTGGCAGCAATGGCAGCAAATGCACGGTGCCGTATGCCTTAGAACTAATATAACATTTGACACTAATATTTTGTGATTACAAAACAAACAGCCGCACTCCTGTATGCTTACGGGTATAAATTGGTGGATGCCAACGGACATAAATATTTAGTAGAATGTTGCCTTGAAAACGAATTAAGCATCAGGAAAGTAGAACCGTTAAGAGCGCCATTCTTAACCGCTATTGAGTTTGACCAAATTGGTAAAGACTACTTTATTCTCGCCCGCCCAATGGCAGACCTAACAAAGGAAATAACCATAGACGGGGAGAGCTTTGTGCCGATTGTGGAAATTGCAAAACTTGCGTATCCAGGTAAAACAGACTTTGAAGTTAAAACGGATGATGGCGGTTATTTAGATGATGGGTTTATGACTACGTTTTTCTATGAAGATGGCAATTTCAATTCGAGCAATAAATCAAGATTTGCAAACCAATCCGCCCTATTCAAAAAACTTTCAGAATGGCACTTTAGCCACGACCTACCGGCGGGCAGTTGGAAACCTTTAATGTAACAACAAGTTAAAAACACATAACATTTTAACATGAAAACAACCACCTACACCGCAGACCAAATGATACTTTCCGATGGGGAGGTGTCAATATATTCAAAAGACATGAGAACTCGACATGCAACTACTGATGATGTTGCAGGAATCCCCCAATTAGACCGCAACCGCTTTGTTAGAGGGGTTGATGTTGAGTTGTTGGCTACCGATTATGCAATGCAAACGCATGGTATTGAGTATACAGAACCTGACATGCAAAGGGATGTAAATGCCACTAAAAGGGACTTCATAGCAGGCTACAACGCCAATAAGAATGAGTTTACCCTTGACGAAATAAAACAGGCTTGGCAATCTGCTTATGAGCTGTCAGAAAGCTTTGACCAGGTAATTAAGAGGTTAAGACCTTTAGAACTCCCCGCCTCAATTGAAGTAGACGAAATTTTTAATGTAATAAATGTGAAATGGGAGTAGAGAAAACATTCAAAAACTACTGGTGCATTGTGCATCCTAATGGACTACCTCTTTTATACACTTTTCAAAGTACACGAAAATACTGTATAGCATATTTTATGCAGGAAGATTCAATGACTTGGGCAGAATACCAAAAACTTGGCTGGTCAGTAAAAAAAGTAAACGTAACAATAACTGAGGTATGACAAACGATAAAAAACAACAGGCTATTATTGAGGCCTACAAGGCGCTGGGCATGAACGTGCCCAAAGACTGTAATGAAAATGGATGGTCTGACGATTCAGCATTTAAAAATGTGGGCTATGCATTTTATGATACACAGGTACATTTTGACTGTATATTAGCTCGCCCTATACTTTTAGAGGGCATCGAAAGCAACAACGGCTGGGAGCGTATTCTTGAAGATGGCAGTAATTTGCCCACTGAAGAAGGACAATATTTCGTATACAGCAAAGTTAGTTGGCATCCATTTTATAGGATGGACATTTTTACAGGCAGGCTTTCTAACAGCTTTAATCCCCTTACAGGCAATTGTGTATTTACCCACTACCAGCCCATAGTAAAACCTAAACCACCGATATACTGATGCAGTCTATTTACCGCCACTTCAATATTAAGCTAAACCAGCCTCCTGTATATATAGGATGCCATAGGCATACCGGCGCTTACTAAGTTAGTAGGCAAGAAACGCGCAGCCATCCTTATAGAAGGCGCATTGAACAGCCACGAGCAGGTTATAGTGATTAAGCTACGTAATGGCGGTAAATTAAGATTTTATAGTAAATAACTTGTAAGAATAAAATTGTAGGAATTATGACGGACTTAATCGATAAGGCAAGAGAAGTTTTTAAAGAAGACCCTTTAGAGAATAGCAGAAGGGAGCGTGTGGTCTGGGCAAGGATGGCAATTTACGCACTTATGAGAGATGCGGGTGTATCTTTGAATAAAGTAGCGGAAACTTTTAAGAAAGACAGGGCTACAGTTATGCATGCTTTAAAAACACACAAGGATTACATTAAAAACGATAAAGAATATATAGACCTGTTTAATCAACTTATAGGTAATGATTTTATTTACATCGCTGGCGCTATAACAAACGAGCCGGAATATGCCGCCTTATTTGAAGCTGCTGAAAAGAAACTAAGACGGGATGGATTGATACCTGTTAATCCAGTTGCCCTAAACCACGCCCACGATAAAACATGGCTTAGCTATATGCGTGAGGACTTAGCCGCCTTAGTCCGGTGCAGTAAAGTATACGCCCTTAGCAACTGGCAAACAAGCAAGGGGGCTATGATTGAGGTTAATTTAGCAATTAGTTTAGGAATTGAGGTAATTTATGAGGCCAGCTCAATGTAATTTTGTATATTTGTAAACGTAGAGTGGTCGCTACAAATAAAAACATTATATGAATTCCCTTTCATGATGAGACGACCACCTCTGATTGAAAGGGTTTTTTATTTTATATGAAGCCAATCCCATATTACTACCAGGAGGCTATGATAACCTCAATATTCGACAAAATTGGATTATTCGACAGCGTTTTATGCCAGTCAGCAACCGGAAGTGGTAAGACAGTTATAATGTCAGAATTTATTAGAAGGTGGTTAGAATTGAATGAAGGCTCTGTTTTAATATCTGTACATAGGGATGAGTTGGTAGACCAAACATCTGAGACTTTAGCAAATTTCGGTATATTAAACGAAAAGATAAAATCTAAATCAAAGAATAATTTTAATACTCGCGTTTACGTTGGTATGACCCAAACAATATGGAGCCGTAAGTTATCAATAAATATAGGGCTGCATGTGGTAGATGAGGCACACGAACAGGTTCACGTGAAAACTTTTGATTTGTTTCCTGAATGTAAGCGTGTCGCTTTTACGGCAACACCAATAATAAATAAAAGAAGGACGGTTTATATTTGTCCATATTGCGATAAAAAACACGAAACCCGTGTTACATGCTGCTACAATGAAAAAGTAGACAAGTGGTCAATGCCTGTTACAATGTCAGAAACATATCAATCCTTTATTCCAGGAATACCAATTAAAACATTGATTGAAGAAGGGCATTTAGTAGACGAGTTTATATTTTCTTATGATTATTATGCAAACTTAGAAGCAAAGGAAAATGACGATTTTGACGAAAACGAAATTGCCGAGGAGAGTACCAAGCATGATTTAGACGTTTTAGAAGAATACAAAGAAAAGGCTTTGGGTAAAAAAACAATGATTTTTACCGCATCGACAAAACAAAACCTTTCTCTTTTAGATGTCTTTGAGGGATATAATATAAAGTCCTACGATAGCGTAAATAACGATGTTTCAGAGCGTAAAAAAATAGTTGAATGGTATCGTAATACTCAGGACGGTATATTAGTGAGTACAGGTACATTTACAACAGGGTTTGATGATAAAGAAGTGGAGTGTATAATAGTTAACCGACCTACAAAATCATTATCGCTTTGGCATCAAATAGTAGGGCGTGGCGGGCGCACAAGCACAAAAATTTACAAACCTTTCTTTACCCTTATAGACTTAGGGGGCAACGTTAAAAGGCTTGGGAAATGGTCGGATAATTTAGATTGGGAGAACATTTTCTATAACGGGCTAATACCGCCACGCAAAAAAAAGGAGGTATTAGTACAATGTGGGCGATGTGCTTACAATTGGATTGGCAACATGAGCGATGAATGTCCCGACTGCAATTATGTTACTGAAGCACCTAAACGTGAGGTTGCGCCAAAAGGGGATAATGAGCCGGAACGTGCTGAATTAAAAACTACTGCAATATCGGTTATACCAATACCCAATGGTAAAAAAATAGCTGAATTTGTAAAGCGAACTACTGACAACAAGAATGACTACTACAACATAATCATAGATAGATATGTAGAACTTTGGAAGCTGAACCGTGTAAGCCGTGACATATACGTTCAAAGGATTCGAACAGGCTACCTTAATACTCGTATTTCAGAGTATTTAGAGCGAAATTACGGTTATGTGAATAGTTTAAAGCATGGTGTGCCACGTACGTACTATTACTTAGCGGGCAAAATAAGAGATAAACTCGCTGATATTTACAAGTTAAACCCTTAATAATCAAATATTAAGGGTTTTTTTATGTGATAGCGTGTCACATGTTTTATATTTATCCTACTACTATATAGGCTTTTTTTTAATAATAGTCTGTTTTTATATTACCACACTTGAAGCTAAAAACATAAACATGTGACACGAATTAGATTAAACCCCAATAAAATAAGGCTTTTACAGCGTGTTTTATATTTATTTTAATTAATCATACATAGTATAATAATATTTACTATATTTGCATTAGAGACCATCTACCTCTATTTAAGAAACTGGTTAACTTAACCAAAACAACCCTTGAATGAACTGAGTAGATGCAGTGATTTTGGGGGTTTTGTTTTTATTATGAGCACAGTATCATTATTCAAGTCTGTAAGAGACCCAAACAATCCGTTTAATAAATCTATTACTTATGCCCTTAGCAGAATAAAGGAAGGTAAATCAAAAGACCTTATAGAGCAGCTAAGGATGATGAGTGAGGATGATTATAATAAAAATAAGGCATCACTGCCAGGTACATGCTTTAACGGTAAATTTAGTACACGTTCTGTTACCGGGCTAATAGAACATTCAGGATTTATTGTTTTAGACATTGACAAACTAACCAAAGAAGATGCAATAACACTTAGGGATAGTATAAGCAGCGACGAGTACGTTTATTCTGCATGGATAAGTCCAAGCGGTAAGGGTTTAAAGTTGTTGGTTAAGGTTCCTGCTAAAGCAGAAAATCACAAAGGATATTTTCAAGCATTAAAAAAACATTTTGACCACCCAAACTGGGATGATAGCGGTAGCGACGTTAGCAGGTTTTGTTTTGAAAGCTACGACCCCGATATTTATATTAATCCTGAAAGTTCTGTTTGGATTGATTTAGAAGAACCTGAATTAGAAGATATAGGTGTTTCTGATCCAATTGTTAGGATGGTTTCTGAAAACCAAATAATAGAAAATCTTCTCGTTTGGTGGACTAAAAAATATGGAATGACGATAGGCAAGAAGAATACAAACCTGTATATTCTCGCCAGCGCTTTTTATGATTTTGGAATATCAAAAACCGATGCTGAACATGAGTGCCTTAAATTTAATTCAGGGGGTAAAGAAAAGGAAATACTAAGTATTGTAAAATCTTCTTATAAAAAGTCAACCCCCCCAGGAACAAAGCATTTTGAAGATGTTATTACTGCTGAAAGGGTTAAAAAAATGGTTCGCAACGGTGCGTCTACTAAAGACATACAAAACACCTTCAAGGGGGTAGATGTAAGCCGTATAAAGCAAAATTTAGATATAGATGAGTTTTGGTATTACAACGATAAAAATAAGATAGTACTATCTACTCATAAATTTAAGTTTTGGTTAGAACAAAACAACTTCTTTAAGTACTACCCAAGTGAAACCAGTAATACTTTTACATTCATTAAAAAAGAACAGAATTTACTTGAAGAAACAAACGATAAAAGGATAAAGGATTACGTTTTAAACGATATATTACAACGAACCAGTATAGGTTATGCCCCGTATGATTTCATGGCTGGTAATACGTCTTATTTTAAGTCTGACTTTCTTTCTATGTTGTCTACTACGGAAATATCTATTAAAGAAGATACAAAAGAAAAATGCTATTTGTATTATAAAAATTGTGTAGTTGAAATAACACCTGATAGCGTTAAAGAAATTGATTATATTGATGTTGATGGTTACATTTGGAAAAGGCAAATTATTGACCGTAATTTCCAAAAATCAGACCACCATACCGCTGTATTTAGAAAATTCCTTTGGCTTATATCAGGTCAAAACGTGCAAAAATACAATTCTTTTAAATCTGTTATAGGCTACCTTCTGCACTCTTTTAAAACCAGCGCAAACAATAAGGCTATTATTTTTAATGATGAAACAATATCGGAAAACCCTAATGGGGGGAGCGGTAAGGGGTTGTTTTGGAATGCTTTAAAAAACATGAAAAAGGTATCTTCTATTGATGGTAAAACATTTGAGTTCACTAAATCATTCCCTTATCAAACAGTAAGTACGGATACACAAATATTGGTTTTTGATGATGTTAAAAAGAACTTCAATTTTGAAAGCCTATTCTCATTGATTACAGAAGGTATAACGTTAGAGTATAAAGGACAGGATGCCATATCTATACCGGTTGAGCGTTCCCCAAAGATTTTGATAACAACTAACTACACTATAGGTGGAGTAGGAGGTTCTTTTGAGAGGCGTAAATTTGAGGTTGAGATGAGCGCATACTTTAGCTATAAACATACCCCCTTAGATGAATTTGGGCATATGCTTTTTTCTGACTGGGATAATCAAGAGTGGTTAAGGTTTGACAATTTTATGATTAATTGCAGCCAGTACTATTTACAAAATGGATTGGTTAGCCACGACTTCAACAACCTTGATGTTCGTAAATTTATTAAAGAAACATCATTTGAGTTTTACGAATGGTCAAAAGATGAAGAAAACATTCCCAAAAACATACGTAATGATAAGACGGAATTGTTTAATAAGTTTTTACAAGAGTACCAGGACTTTAGAAAATGGCTTAGCCAAAAGCGTTTTACTATGTGGTTAGAACAATATGGCTCATTCTATAAAATTGAAACAGCACAGGGGCGTACACACGCCATGAGATACATTGAATTTATAACAGATAACAAACTAAGAGAAAATGACGAAGATATTCCGTTCTGAGAGCTTTATACAGGCTAATTGTATTGCGTGGTTCCGCAATGAATATGAGAGGCATGGCAAAGGCGTTATAATACCTGTGCCAAACGAATTAGCAGCGAAGCGAAAAGATGTAATTATACGTGTAGGTTGCTCCGATTTAATAATTGCGTTAAAAGGTAAAGTGATATTCGTGGAAATGAAAACAGCTTATAACGGACAGTCAGACGCTCAATTAGAGTTCCAACAATCAGTAGAAGCATTAGGCTTTGAATATAAAATAATCCGCACATTAGAGGCGTTTAAAGAATTGGTTTATGAGAATTTATAGAACAGGTTCAGACTTTTCAGGAGTTGGTGCATTTGACCAAGCTTTAGAATATTTAAGCATTAAGCAGGAAAAAATATTTGCGTGCGATATGGATAAATATGCCCGTGAAACTTACGTTTTGAATTATGGGGAGCCGGCATATTACCCAAAAGATGTTTATGATCGTGAAATACCAAAAGAGCCTTTAGACATTTATATGACTTCCCCACCCTGTCAGGGTTTTAGTTTAGCCGGACAAAGGGGTGGGAGCATATTGTTTTTAAATTCGCACGAGTTCATTAAAATTAATAAGCCGAGGTATTTTATTTTTGAGAATGTTAAGGGGCTTTTAAGCCATGATAAGCGGGACAAGCAAAATGAATATGGTTATACTTTTAATCAATGGTTAGCCTACTTAGGGGGTAAATCTGTAAATGGAAACCCTATAATATTCCCGCACGAAGAAAGCGTTCCTTATCACATTTATCACGCTGTTTTAAATGCTAAGGATTACGGTGTTCCGCAAAATAGGGAACGTGTTTTTATAATTGGCATACGTGATGATGCTGATAATGAATTTTCGTTTCCCAAGCCAATACATTTAACTATAAGGTTAAAAGATGTTTTAGAAAGAAATGTTGATAAGAGATATAACTTAAGTATAAAATATATCGATAGCCTTATTAAACATTCTACAGAACAAAAAAAAAAAGGAAACGGATTTAAATTTAGCCCTACTTACGGTTTAAAAATAGCCAATGCTATCACAACAAAGGCGGGACAAAGAACTACGGATAATTATGTTTTTATAAAATCAAATACAGAAAATGGTTATGAAATATTAAATGACGGAGATAGTTTAAATTACACTTTTCCCGAAAGTAAGACAAGGCGTGGACGTGTTGGTAAGGAGGTAGGACAAACAATAGACACAGCATGCAATCAGGGTGTATTTATAGATAAAAGAATAAGGCGTTTAACACCTCGTGAGTGCTTTAGGCTAATGGGTTTTCCTGATACGTTTAAATGGGTTTGTAGCGATACACAAGCATATAAGCAGGCAGGCAATAGTATCGTAAAAGATGTTTTGGCAGCAATATTAAAGCAATTACTATGAAATGCGGCGAAACTAATCCAACCATACTAACAGCGCCGTCAGGACGACCGTATTACGTTAGCGGCATTGAGCAGCAAGACGGGAAGTGGTACTGCAAAATCAGGTACACTGATAATTTAGAATACAAAGATGTGCCGTATAGCCAGATATACCCAACACGCCTAATAATTGCAGGCACACGTACGTTTGATAATTATAACTTGCTCGTTAGCTCAGTTATTAATTTTGTCGATGCTAAAGAAATAGTTTCAGGATGTGCTAATGGAGCAGATACCTTAGGGGAGCAATATGCTAAACAGTACGGTAAAACTGTAGTTAAATACCCTGCCGACTGGAATAAATATGGTAAGGGTGCTGGACATATCAGGAATAAAGAAATGGCTTTGTATGCCAGCCATTGTATTGTGTTTTGGGATGGTAAAAGCAAAGGGACTGAAAACATGATTAGTTTAGCTAAAGAAAACGGTTTAACATTAAAAGTTGTTAGATATTAAATTTTTCCGTAAGTTTGTGGTTACTACCGTAGCATAAACCTAATGCATGTGGTTCGCTACCACAAGATGCCAGCAAGATTTGGTCGGTAGTTTTAAATACTTGTGTAGTTCAACGGTAGAACAACGGTATCCAAAACCGCAGATAGCAGTTCGAATCTGTTCACTCGTGCAAATTAATATTATGGCAGCACCTAAAGGAAATAAATATTGGGAATTTAGAGGTAAGCATGGTACCAACTTTGCGTATACCCCTGAAAACCTATGGTTAGAGGCTGTTAAATACTTCGATTGGATTAGCGAAAAAGTTTGGAATAAGAAAGAGGCTATCAAGTCGGGAGAAATGGCAGGTGCGCTAATTGATATTCCTACATCAACACCTATGAGCATTAAAAGCTTTTGCTTATATGCTGACATAAGCCACCAAACGTTTCTTAACTATGAAGCTAATAATGATTTTGTTGAAGTCATAACACGTATCAGGTCGATTATTGAAAGTCAACAGTTTGAAGGTGCTACTGTAGGAGCTTATAACCCTAACATTATTGCCCGTACACTTGGACTAACCGAGAGAACAGACCTAACCACTAACGGGCAAAACTTACCGGCTGCCGGCACAACGATTAATATATCCAAACTTTCAGATGCTGCATTAGCCGAACTTGAAGCCGCCTCAGCCGATGAAGAGCAAGACGATTAACCTACCCACATTATCGGAAATTAAAGCCGAAAGATGCAAACGCTCACTATTCTACTTTTTAAAAGAATTTTGGGGGCATGTTATAAAAGACGAATTTGTTTATAACTGGCATTTGGAGTATTTATGTGATGAAGTGCAGCTGGTAATAGATAAATTTGTATTGGACAGGCAGCCACATATACCCAACGACAAATGGTATGTTGGCATAACAGAAGATATAAAGCAAAACCTTATTGGTAACGTACCCCCAGGAACAACTAAGAGTACAATATTAAGCAGGGTAGTACCGGCTTGGCTGCCATGCATAGATGATAGTAAAACAATTATAGGCAACACCATTGACAGTAAGAATGCTACTGAGTTTGCCATGGCCTCTTTAGATATCATAAAAAGCAATAAATATCAAAGATATTTCCCTAATGTAAAAATAAGGCATGATGCAAGCGCTAAGACATTCTACAAGTTTACAGGCGGCGGCATAAGGTACAGCCTAACCACCCGGGGTAGCTCAACGGGAAAGCATGCCCACTTGCAATTAGACGATGACCCTATGGACTATCAAACGGCACAAAGCCCTGTTGCGGCTAAGGAATGTATAGAGGGCTTTAAGGCGTTGCAATCTCGTAAAAAAGACAAAGACAAAACCCCTTATATACTTTTTATGCAGAAGCTGTCTAACCGTGATACATCTGCACACGCCTTAAAGGCACTAAAGGGCAACGTAAGGCATATTTGTCTGCCTGCTGAGGATTTATATAACAACATTGAGCCTGTTTCAATGCGTAGCCAATATGTAGACGGATTACTTGACCCAAATCGATTAAGCAGGCAAACGCTATTAAAGCAAAAGTTAGGGCTTACAGATGATGGCAAGCCGATTAGCGATATAGCTTACAATATTCAATATAACCAGGCTTCTGAAACTGGAGAAGATTTGCTTTACCAAGCGTTTAACATGGTGCCGTCATTACCAACCAACAGGGAGGGTATTATACGATACAGCTTTACCGATGTAGCCGATACCGGTGCAGATTACTTCTGCACGTGGTTTTGTGAGGTTAACGCAGGTAAAATTTACGTTTACGATGCTGTTTACACTCAGGAGCCGTCCGCTACAACAAGCGGTAAGATTAAGGGTAAGATTGATTTACATGGTTCATTAGTTAATAAAATGGAAACTAATAATCAAGGCAGTGTCTTTATAACCATGCTGCAAGGCTTAGGAGTGAGTATAAGCGGTTATTATAGTCAAGGTAACAAAGAGCAACGAATATCAGCTTTCGCTCAATTCTCGTCGTTTATTTACTTTGTTGAACCAAATACTCAAGCCTACCACACCAACGAATACGCCCATGCTATTAAACACATGAAGTCTTACCCGAAAGTGGGCAAAGCCGAGGACGGACACGACGATGCTGAGGATGCTTTTACCGAATTAATGCGCTATTTATATACCAACCATAGGTATTTGTTTGTATCTTAGCGGTCTATTCCATTCGTGCAGGCTTGGAATAGTTGAACAATTTAAAATTAAATGCTCATGTTGATACCTTGCACGGTTGATATGTGGGCTTTTATTATTATTATGACATTCGCACATGCATACATAGCCTTAGCTGTTATTTCGGTTGTATACCTTTTTTTGCTATATTATAATTTTGGTATTAAGAAGATTAAGAAGATTAAGAAGATTAAGAAACATGAGTATCTTACGATAAGTGTGCCTATGGCTCACAATACAGCGGCTAAAATAACCTATTACGAAAAAGATGGATGGGAGTTAATTCATATACACAGTCAAAAATCAGAAACGTATTTAACTTTTAAGAAATGAACTTAGAAACTATACAAATAGATGGCGAAACAGTATGTGTGTCAGGGGTAGGACGTATGTTTTTTGAAAATGGATTACCAATAGGTATTACTGTTTCAGAAATGGCTAAGAAAGGAATTAAAGTTAGTTTACTTAATTTAGCTGATGAACTTATTAAAAATGGTTGGAAGCCAAAAACGGTTACAAATCGAATAATATCGGATTTTAATGATAGCGGGATAATACTGGATGATGCTACTATAAACCTGCTAAAAAGTGTTTTGTAATACTGATTATGAAACGCAAAGGAACATGATATTTGATTACTTATGGAAGGATAAAAATAAGGCAAAGGATTGGTTAAAGGAAATAATATGATATTCGCAACATACAACTACAAGGAGTACCACAACGGCAATAAGTCAGAATGGCCGATACAGCCGCCTACACAGGAGGCTTGGAATATAATGGTTAATTCAGATTACACCTACTGTCAAAATCACAATCTGCTTCGGGGGGCAAACAATATCCCTAAACATCATCTTCCCTCATATCATCCTTACTGGCAAAAGCAAAGCATTAAAAACACAAAAAATTACGTATATACTCTTATTGAAAAATTAAAAAAATGTATTAAAGACCCTGAGTTATACAAAATTGAGTTTAGAAAGGGAGCTAATTATTACACCGTTATTTCATTTGACATAAACCCAATTATTAAAAGAGAAGGTTTAAAGATAAGGTTGCCTGAGAACAATAAAAAAAATATAAAAGAAGATATTGTAACGCTTTCATTGGTAAAAAACGGCATTAATTTATCTTGGAATTAACGTTTTGTTGCACGCATAACATTTTTTCCTATATTTGCTCAAATTAACTATGTGAAGATGCGTAGTACCATTGCCATAACGAAATAAAAATAAAGGACTACCTGTATTAATTTACGGGCAGTCCTTTTTTACTTTATATATGAATCTTATTCAAAAACTTTGGAATCGAATTGTCCCTGATGTGTATTATGGCACTATAGCAGGACAACGCACAAGGTTTGAAATTGACAGGTTTAGTAGTGGTTGCATAACGCAAACACATTACCCTACACACTACAGAAAGTATGTAGAACTGGCTAAGGACGTTTATGTAATTGAGGACGCCATTAGCAAGATAGGTAAAATCGTAAGCCAGGTTAACTTTGTATCGGACAGACCGCAGGATAAAATAGTAAAGCTGCTTAATAATCCTAACGACAAGCAAAGCGAGCAGGAGTTTTTAAAGGAGTTTTCGTTCTATATAAAATCGGCAGGCTGGACGGTAATATGGAAAAAATATAAAAGCTTCGGTAATATTGAGGGAATGCAGTTGATTAACCTTAATCCTGATAAAACCAGCTTTACAGATACCGGCGATATTGAAACGGAATACGAAGAAAAAGAAGAGCGCATAAAATTAGATGATGTTATTATATTTTACGATAGCATCAGGGAAAGCAATAATAAAGGCTATTCAGTATTAAAGCCGCTACGCTCACAAGTAAATAATATACTTGACGCTCAAAGGGCAAAAGGCATACAGATTGAAAAATCAGGAACCACAATAGTTAGTCCCAAAGTGGCTACAGCTGCCAATCCAACAGATGAGGGTTTAAACTCAATAGTTCATCCTGATGTGCCAGGGCATCAAAGCCAAAAGCAACAGATTGAGGATAAGCTCAACACAAGAGGCTTAGAAAACAATATTATTGTTTCATCAAAAGGTTTAGATGCACTTAGCCTTGCACAGGGGCTTAACGCTTTTGACTTCAACAGTACAGTAGAGCCTGATGCAATTGCTATTTATAGCGCACTTGGTGTAGATGTTGAGTTAACGCCATATGGTAAAAATAATACCTACGAGAACAAGGCGGTTGCTGAGCTTAAGTTGGTGCAAAGTGAGGCTATACCGTTAGTAAACAACCTCATTAACTCGCTTAAGTCTGAGTTTAACTCAACTGCAATAATAGAGGGTAAATTTGACCACCTTGATTGTATGAGCATTGTTGAAAAAAGGATGCAGGAAACGAAGACCGTTAGGATTGAACATGTAATAACCCTGCAACAAAACAACCTGATTGACGAAAACAAGGCAAAAGAAATGCTTAAAGATATAATAGGATGACCGACGTAAAAACCGAAAATACAGTAAAGCGATTAGAGGCTACGCTTCAAAAAGCAGAAAACCCTGATGTAAAAAAGGAATTACAGGCAAAAATAAATGCCCTTAAAGGCAGCAAAATTGTACAGAAATGATATACTGCAAAGAATTTCCTGAACGTTCATTTACAAGCCAGCAAGAAATGCTTAAGGCTATTGTGGATAATAAGAGGAATATTTTAGCCCTTAAAAAATCTGCAATTAAAGAAAGCGATAGTTTCGCTTTTGGATATGTAGAGGCTGCCGAAAAAGGAGAAGTTATTAAGGCAAATGAGCCAGTAGCTGATGCTGAATTAGGACAGGTAAAAGTAAAGGTGGTAATCAACACTATCGGTCTATTAGACAGCCATAGGGACGTTCATATAAAAGGAATTTGGAAGCGAAGCCTGGAGCATTCCAATGTTAAGTTACACTTACAGGAGCATAACAAAAAGTTTGCTGATGTGATAGCCGATGATGCTTTAGCCTATACCCGTTATGTTACATGGAAATCTTTAGGTGCCGATTACGAAGGAAGTACAGAAGCCCTAATATTTGAAAGCACCGTTAAAGCAAGTCGTAATGAGGAAATGTTTAAGCAATACTCAAATGGCTGGGTTAGAAACCACTCCGTTGGCATGCAATACGTAGATATAAAAGTTTGCATTAACTCAGAAGAGAAATGGGCTGCTGAGGAAAAAGAAAACTGGGATAAGTATTATCCTATGGTAGCAAACAAAGAGGATGCCGACGCTATTGGTTATTTTTACGCAGTAACAGAGGCAAAAGTTATCGAAGGTTCAGCTGTTGTAATAGGCAGTAACTGGGCTACCCCTACACTTGAAAATGACATGAAGACCGCCCCGGCACCTTCTGAAAATAACGACCCGCCAACTGGCACTCAAACGAGAACAAAAACGTATTATTCAGGATTTTTAAACTAAAGAAATGAACAGATTTAAACAATTTCTACTTACTAAAGGCATTTCAGACGATGCCTTTAACAAGCTGGATGCCGCCGACCAGGCAAAACTACACGGCGAGTTTATAGAAAAAATTGCCGATAGCGCTGATGGCGCTGCCAAAACATCTGATATTGCCGAAGCAGTAAAAGAAGCTACTAAAGACCTTCCCACTAAGGAGGAGCTTAAAGCCCTAACGGATAAAAACGAAGAGCTTAAAGGCATCGTTGACAAACAGGGCGAAAAGATTGTTGAGATGAGCAAAGGCACAGGTTCAGCAGCTAAACAGGACATCATGGATGTGTTTAAAGAGCAGTATGATGCCGCTGAAAAAGACGGCGATTACTCTGTTAAACAAAAGCTTACCATCGACGTATCTAAAGTAACAGTTTCTACCGATGTACTTACGGCCGGCGTTGTAAGCTCTGGTACTTTACCTGCTGGTGGTGGCACACGGGCTATAGACGGCAGCATAGCTGTGCTTAACGCTCAGAACTTAGGATTTGCATCGTACCGTAAACCATACTCGCAAATCATGGAGGTGGTAGACGTAATGCCGCTAACTGGAGAAAACTTATTGGTAGTTAACGAGACAGTAACAGGCGATGCAGCTATTACCGCTGAGGGCGCACTTAAGCCAATTGTTAAGGTAGTTTATTCTACACAAACAAGCGTGGCTTCTTTTGTAGCTGCTGAATATGCCACAACTACACAACTAAGGAAATTTTATCCAACTATTGCAAACAGGATGCAGGCTAAAATTGCCGAGCTTGTTATGGATAAAACCCCCGCTTCAGTACTGGCAGCAGTTGTTGCAGGTGGTACAGCCTTTACAGCTAACGCAGCACTTGCCATTAATACTGACCCTAACAACTATGATGCTCTTGGTGCAGCTATTGCCCAGCTTCAAAAATTAGGCTTCTTACCAAACGCTATCATCCTAAGCCCGGAGGCTTGGTATGCTATGGTACACACAAAAGCAGAGGACGGACACTATTCTGTGTGGAATGGTAACGCAATTAGCCTTGTGGGGGATATAGGGCTTAACTACCAAGGCAGGCTTATACGCTGGGTTATTGACCCTACTATTGCCGCTGACAGGTTTATTGTAGGCGACCTTCTACAAGCCGTTAAAGTAGGTTTGGATAACGAACTTATGTATTTTGAGACAGATGGCCGTACAGACGGTGTTTCTACTGTAGCCTCAGGTCTTTCACGCAACATACGTACTCACGTGCTTGAGCGTGCTGTAGCAACCCTTATACCTACGCCTACAGCTATCGGTATTATATCAGACACTTTTGCAAACGTAAAAACACTAATAACAGCAGAGTAATCATGGCTAAAGAACAAGAAAAAACAGAAGTTATCGGCAAAAATGAAGCTGCCGGTGTTACACAAGCTTATTTTAAGGAGCAGGCGGCAAAAACGATAGAAAACAGGAAAAAGGGAGGAGAAGATGTTAAGATAAGCCTAACCAACAAAACAGCGGTTAGGTTTGTAAAAGACTTCGGTAAACACCTAAAAGAGGGCGATGAGATGGAAATTTCTGACATGGCCTTAGCTGTTTATGAGAAAGCCGGCGTAATCGAAAAAATATAACAAATGATAATTGATACTTCATACTTCATTAATAACCCTCTGCAAATACCTAATGCGGTTGTACAGCCTGCCATTGGCACGAATACACCCAACAATTTAGAGAAGTTGCAAACGGCTATTAGTAACATGGAGTATCAATTTCTTTTAAACGCTTTAGGTAAAGTTCAGACAACGGAACTATTGGCACAGTTTGAAAGTGATGGTGCATGGATAGTTGACCCCATACAAAAATGGGTTGACTTGGTTGATGGCAAGGATGACTGGTTAGGGCTTAGGGATAGCACTCGTAAAACAAGCTTAATCGCTAATTACGTTTACTACAACTTTTTGCTTAACGACCAGGTTTATTACAGCATAACAGGATTGCAACGCCCTGATGCAGCAAACTCAAATGCGGTAAATCCTGACACCAAACTAACAAGGGAGTGGAATATATTTTTATTCCACTATCAGGGTTATTACATAGGCTGTAACCCAACGCCAAAAACCTTTAGCATGTATAATTACATGGCTGCTAATACTGACCTTTACGATTCGACTTACTTCAGCATTTATGAATATCTAAATGCCTGGGGTATATGATAGTAGTAGAGGAATGTTTGATGCAACTGTTTAACACCTTTATACCTGAGGCGAAGTACCATTTTGGAGACGATAAAGAGGCTAATGCTTTTATAAAAGGAAGTAACGGCAACTCTTACCCACTTATCTATCAAACCTCAAACAATTGGAGAGATGGTGTTAACAAGCGGTTTATTGAAACTGATTTGGTTTTTATTTTAGCGGTTAGGAACGAGCATACCGATATGTACAATACTAACAGGTGGGCAACAAGCTACAGAAATGTGCTACTGCCATTGTACGAGAAGGTAAAGGCTATTTTTACCCAGTCTAAGATAATACTTTCGGCTACCGATTACGAAGTTACCAACCATCCTAATTACAGCGAGGTTGAAACTACAAAAGCTAAAAACAAATTTATTGACATAATAGATGCGTTGGAGGTTAGAGTTACATTAAAAATTACTAATGGGTGCATTGACACCTTCATAAAACTTTAAAAATTATGCCACAAATAAACGCATTGAATTGCAACAAGACTTTCTTAGGTCTTGGCTTTGGCTCATGTGAGATATTCACAAAGGCATTAACGGGGTTTATCCTGGTTCCTAAAGGTTGGAGCATAAGCGCTACTGCCCTGAACACGTTTACACTTGCGGATGCCATTGAATTGGTTCAGCGTACTACATGGGATATCGCCCTAAACGCTGATGATTTTACTCAAAATACACCCGAGCCTACTACGAAGGACTATACGGGAGGTAAAAAAGCAGTTATTAGGAACGGACTTCCTGAGTACTCATTTGAGTTTAACAACGGTATAGGCTTCCATAAGGCGGCTTACAGCAAAAACTCATTTAGGAGATATGATGTTTTACTTCTTGACGATGGTGGTAATATTATAGGGGCATCAAGCGTTGATGGACTAAGCTTTACTGGATTCCCTATTACAATGTTTAATACAAGGACTTACCAGCAAGTACAAGGCGATAATACCGCCGCTACAATTGTTGATTTCCAAATTGCCGATGAGGAAATGTTTAACTCACAAATGACTGTATTGACCAAGGACAACTTAGGATTCAACATCAACCAACAGGTTAACGCCATACAGTCTGTAACAATAACAGTAGTTGGCACACCTGAGGCAGGCGACCCTATTGTTGTTAACGTAAACACATACGGAAACAGCATTACAGGTATTGAAAGCCTAACAACTGCCCAATTCATGCTTGTGAACAACACAACAGGTGCAGAAGCACCCGCAACCGTTGCGGCTGTTACAGGTTTCCCCGGTCGTTACTCGCTAACGCCTACCACACCAACCACATCAGGACAAACGTATGTTGTTTATATGTACGATAGCGCACTTGATGTGTACACCGCTATACTTGATGACGATTTGCTTTACAAAGGAGCAAGCAATATCATCACGGTCTCAGCGTGAATAATGCAAATATTTGAGTATCAATTTGAAACGCAATTTGAATAAATTATGCCAACAAGTATAGAAATAAAAAATAATGTTGACGAGCAGATAATTGAGCAAACAGCAGCGCAATCTATTACCCGCGAGAACGTAGGCAATATACTTAAAAGTATGGTTGACTATACTGATCAGGAAACGGATGCAATATTACAAAACAGCATGGCGCCTACCATATTCAAGGCGCCTACTGTTACTGCTGTTAACACGGCGATTGCTGCGGCTCTTGTGGGTGTATATCAACAAGCGGGTTCATGGGATGCGTCTGGTGGCACATTTCCGACTGTCGGCACTGGTGGAGGTGGCTCAGTACAATCGGGAGACGTGTACAGGGTGTCTGTTGCTGGTACTCTTGGAGGTGTTGCCTATAGTGTAGACAACACTTTTTATGCCATTGTAGATAATCCGGGGCAAACGGCAGGAAACTGGGATAGGTGGCAATACGACCCATCACAAGCGACCGAGACAACGGCGGGAACAGCAAGGATAGCCACAAGCGAGGAGGCTATAGAGGCCGATAGCGATGAGCTTATGATGACACCTGTTAAGACTAAGCTGCTTGTTAACGACCTGATTGATGAATTGCCTACTGTTGGGGAGGTGCAAGACCTTATAGAACAGGATGGTTATTCGCCGCCTTACACTTCATTTGTTTTTAGAGCAACACAGTCGGGAACTTCAGCCCCAACAGTAACCACTATTTACAACAACACAGGTATAACACCTAATATTGGATATGCCGCAGTAGGAGCTATTGGTATTATACTTACTGGCTATGCTGGTGTTGTTGATGAAAAGGTGCAGGTTACTGTTTCGCCAAAAACATCTACATCAAAAAGGCTAATACCTTTTGTTAGTGTAAATGGTTCTGGAGTAATAACGATAAGGACTTACAACCTTGCTAATGCAGCCTACGAGAATGATATGTTACTAAATACTCAAATAGAGCTTAAAATTTATAACTAACATGAGCAAATCAAAACAAATAGGCGGCTTAAGTTTAAGCCATGAGGCGTACGAAAAATTTGTATCTTTGGATAAGTCCGAGCAGGTAAGGCAGGTAGCGGAAACGCTAAGCCCAATAAGCGAAAGAAGGGCTACCAAACTACTAACACACGTACCACATGGCGATATCGGCAGCGGAAATGATAAGAAGGCTGAAAAAGTCGATACCACAGACGGAAGAGCAAGTGCGGAGGATAATAATGCGAGACCCGAATCTGCTGAAGGAAAAAGTAAACGAGTACAAAAAGGGCGAAAATCCTGACGGCAGTATAATAGGCTATTACCATAGCACTAATTACAGATTATTTAAGCAACAACTTAACCCCCTTGCTGGTGGCACAGTCGATTTAATATTGACAGGTGGCTACACACGGGGGTTGTTTGTTGAAAGTTATGGCAACGGACGGTTTTTATTCGATAGCCACGACGATAAAACGCCTGATTTGGTGGGCAAATACGGACTTCAAATATTAGGTATAAATCAAAACGAATGGTTAAGACTGCAAAAAGAGGTTTACGCACCGTTGCTAATAAAGCAGAAAAAGAGAGACTTAGGTATATAGATTGCAATATACCGGCTAAGCTATTCTTTCATATACTGTCAACCGAGGATTATACGCTTTGCGATGAGGCAGACTTTGACAATATATTTGATGAGTACTTTTTGTTGAAGCCTAATAAGCGGCTAATAAACTGGATGCGAAAAAAAGCAAAGGTAAACTACCTTACAGCGGTAAAAGAAGGCATAAGGGCTACACTAATGCAGATATATTACGTGCCTATGCCGCCTGAATTGCTTGTTAAAACCATAGAAATACTAAACAATTACGACGAGGTTAAGCCTAAATTTAATCTTAGTAAGGGGTTGGAAGTAGAGGTACAGCGAATTCAAAACAGCGTACTTGGCATCCTTCAAAACCGTATTAATATGGAGACTGAGGATAAGCAAAAGAAAACCGAGGAAGTGAAAAACAGCTTTTACCGTGAAAAGATACTTTTAGGCAGGGCTGTAGGGGTGGAAATTAAGGAAGACATTACAATGTACGAGTGGATTGAAATGGTTAACATAGCTGAGGAAGAACAAAAACAACGCAAAAATGGCAAGTAACAATGAGTTTATAGAATACGTAAGTAAGGATGCCAACGCGCAACTCCTTGAAAGCGTTAACCTTTTAGAGCGTGTAAATTCACAGATAAAAGCTATTAATGCCACCCCTATAAAGCTGCCAAGCCAGGCTAAGGCTAATGGTCAACAATCAGCATCCGCTATAAATCAAACCAACACCGCTATAAGGCAACAGGAGCAGCTTACAATACGTTTAGCAGCTGCCCGAACTAAAGATGCCATTGAGATAGCAAAGCAGCGTATACAGCTTGCGGAGTTAACGAAAGAAAATAAGAAACAGGCGCAGGAGGTACTTGGGGTTATAGATGCGTATGGTAGGCTCAATAATGAGCTAAATACAACACGAGCTCAAGCAAAGGCTGTAGCTGCTGATATGTTTATTTTAGAGCAGGCAGGAGATACAACCTCTGATACCTACAATAAACTTTCCGGTACTTACGCAAACCTATCAGGGAGGGTTAACTTGCTCGATACAGGTTTAAAAAAAATAGATTCAGGTTTAGGCCAATCACAAAGACATGTAGGGGACTATGCCCGGGGATGGAACGGACTTGGAAACGCCATAAACCAATTAACCCGTGAGGCTCCTGCCTTTGCTGTATCGCTTAACACAGGGTTTTTGGCAATATCAAACAACTTACCTATACTTTTCGATGAGATAAGCAATCTAACAAAAGCAAATAAAGAATTGGCTGCGCAAGGAAAGCCTACTAATAGTGTGTTAAAAGCTTTAGCTGGATCGTTATTTAGTTTGCAAACCGCTCTTAGTGTTGGAGTAACATTGCTAACTCTTTACGGTAAAGAGTTAGTGAATTGGGCATCAAGTTTATTTTCGGTTAAGACAAACATTGATCAAGTTGTAGAGAGTCAGGTTAAGCTTTCGGATGCACAATCAAAGTCCGCCGCAGCAATTCGATCAACAGCGGAAGAGCTAAAGGGTCTTTTTTATGTTACCACAGACCCTCTTGGTAACATAGATGCAAGAAATGAATCTTTGAAACAATTGAGGGCTACATATTATTACTTTCTTAAGGACTTTACAGACACTGAAATATTGGCTGGAAAGGCAAATACAGCTATAGAGAAAATTAACGCCTCAATTGCTGCTCAAAGCAGATTAAGAGGCTTAGAGGGCTATAAAGATGAGACGGTTCAAAGGATAGAGGATATAAACAAGGAGTTAGAGGTTAGGGTGGATTTCAATAGAGAAGCTCAAAAGCTTAATCAGGAATACCAAAAGATAGCTGCGGATAATTATAAAAAGTTACAGGCTGGCACACGAACTGAGACTGATGGTAAAAGACAGGAGGAAGCCTTAAAAGCCGTTCAGACAATTTACAAAGAACGAGACGCGCGCGTTGCATTGCTTAAAACGAAAAATGATGATGTTTTGGCCACATGGACTGAAATAGATTTGGCTAATGAAATTATAAGATTAAATGAAACTGCACTAACCACAAATAAAGATATTCAAAAAGATAGAGAGTTAGCTTTATTGCTGGATATAAAAGAAGATAAGGCAGCTAAAGAACAAAAAATACAAACTGAAAACCTTGCCGATGTAGAGTCATCACTATACGCTGCCCGGGTAAAGAACTTAGAGACCTTAGCCGCTATAAACGATAATATTCTAACTAATGAAGAGCAAAACTTTAGTGATAGGGCTGCTGCGAGTGAGAGATACTATGACATTCAAAGCGAATTAGCCGAAATGGCATATAACGAAACTGTAAGGCTCGCTAATTTACAAACCAAAGAAGAGATTGCGCAGATAGAGAAACGGGCTAAGGATGGCGAGATAAGCCAAAAGAACGCCAACCAAGTTATATACAGCCTGCAACAAAAACTAAATGCCGACACGCTTGTGGCTAAAGAGGACTGGGCATCTAAAAACTTTGAGATTGACTTAGCGTTACAGAATAGCCTTAAGGGTGTTTACAACCAAATATCAGACCAGGGCAGGCAAAACTTACTTGATGAAAAGGCGTTAGCAGATTTAAGGGAACTATCAAGGCTTTACCAAAACGTAGATGGTAACACTACTGTTGAGCAGTTCCAAAAGTTAGAGAAAACCGCTAAGAAATTAGAAGAGGAAGGACTGGAAAGGGAGCGTGAAAGCCTGCGTATTGACTTGCAGCGTGTCCAGTCTGAAATGGAGCGCATAAGGCTACAAGAAGGCTTTACTGAAAACAATGAGGCATACAACAAGCTAAAAGAGCAGGAGCTTGGATTACAAACCAAGATAGAGGAAAGCACATTAAGGGAGGCACAGGCTAAGGCAGCCATACAGGAGCAACTGGTTAAAGCTACTAACGACTACCTTAAGGCTATAAGTGATAGCACCCTAAGTGATTTTGGTTTAGGTGCACTAAACAACCTGTTAGCTATAGATGAGCAGGGCAAGTCTACCTTTGAGAAACTATTAGAAGGCGCTGAGACATTCGGTGCTAAATTCGCGGTTGCTTTTAACGCTATAACGGAAGTAGCACAAGAGGCGTTTGCGTTCTTACAACAAAATCAGGATAAGTATTACGATGCCCGTTTTGCGGACTTAAAAAGGCAGTACGAAATTGATACAGCCTTTGCAGGAGATAGTGCAGACGCTAAAGCAGAGATAGACAGGCAATATGAGGAACAACAAAGGGCGTTACGTATACAACAAGCTAAAGCGCAAAAAGAAACCGCTATATTCAACGCTGTTATAAATACAGCACAGGGCATTACAGCCGCTTTGGCATCTTTTCCGCCTAATCCTATACTTGCAGCTGTTATCGCCGCCGTTGGTGCCGCACAGATAGCTACAATAAGCTCACAGCCATTACCTGCTTATGCTGAGGGTACAGATTACCACATGGGAGGTAAAGCGATAGTAGGGGATGGTGGGCGACCTGAGGTTATACAGCTACCAAGCGGAAGGCGTATGATTACACCTAGCGTTAGTACTGTTGTAGATTTGCCGCGTGGCTCTAAAGTATACCCCGATATTGCTGCTGCTGGTTTATTAGATAGCCGTTTACCAGGCGTTCCTGTTAATGGGGATGGTGGGCAGGTACTAGATGCCTTAAATAAGATATACGGTGCTGTTAACGGTTCATCTTACCACGTTAATATTGATAAGGCAGGCGTTAGCAGCTGGGCATCATCAGGGCATAACCGTAAGGTAGACCATAGTAATAGGGTGTCGTTTAAAGGCACGGTAATTGGCAGGAAAGGATAAAAAAAGCCCCAACCTTACGGAAGGGGCTACGCCATAATCTCTAAAATTATAGCAAATATAACATCTACTTTTACAAATATATTGAATTTTTATTTTGTTTCAATAAGAGTATCTACAAGTTTATATATTATATCTTTATTTTTATTTGACAAAAATCCATTATCAAAATATTTGCCTGTCCAGTCATAAATACCAATGCCATAAGACAAAGGACGGTTAAAAGGAATAGGTTTGTATTTAACCATATTAATACGGTAATCATTTACAGTTATTTGTAAATGAATTTCAGTATCAAAAATATGTTTAATATATATAAAATCATTAGACAAAAGGCCGAATTTTATTTTATTATTTTCTTTACGCCTTTTAATTAAAAAAAAAATATATTTATGCCACAAGCATGTTGTCGTAAAAAAAAACACCGAAATAATTATTGTCAAGGGAATATACATTTTACTTAAGTGTTATTGGTTCGCCTGTGTAGGGTTTGAAGTCTTCAATATCCCAGTTGTCGCTGTATTCGCCTTTGTTGGTATCGCTATCTTCAATTAAGCACACACCGCTAAAGGTGTTGTTTAGACTGCCGGTGCCTGTAATCATAAAAATAGCATTACCGCTAATACCTTGCGCATAATTTCCTTGTTTCCCCCAGTCAAACTTTTCTTTAGGCTCAGCATCCAGCACAAGTCGTTTGAAGTCTGATTCGGATAGTAGGGTGTAGCCTTCAGGAATATCCTTTAGTCCTTCGCCATTATGAGCTATAAAATCATATTCATAAGCATCGCCTGTAAAAAAACCATTTGATACTTCTATTTTCCACTCGGTTAACGTTTCTGCATTCTCGGTCGTTACTCTTACAACCCACTTCTCAGGCAATTCAGTTAAAGGCTGCTCAACAATTTCTGCCCATTGGCCGTCTCTGTAGAGCCATGGGTTTGAATGGTTTTTATCCCAGTCTTTTTCAGCAGTCTTGCCTTGAACGGTGTAATTACAGCACTCAAAATAATCATCGCTTAGTTTGCAATTTTCAGCACCTAGTGATTTCGCCAATGAATTAATTACATCCCCGACTTTATACCTCCTTTTCGCCTCGTTTATCAAAGAGGTAGATACTTCTTCGGGGGTGGCTGGTGTCCAAAAATCAGGTGTCCATACAGGGCAATAGTCTACCCATTCGGCACGAGTGTTAAAACCATAACCTTCGCTTTCAGATGATTTAAAAACTATAGATAAAGGGTCTTTAATTGCTTTATACCACTTACCAGCCTCTAATTTGGTAGGCTGCACATGCTCCGATACTGTTTGTATTTCTTCAACTAAATTAAATGGATTTTTTACAAAACGTTCTAAAGCGGTAAGCCTTCTCTCTAACGCCTTTAGTTTGTTCTTGCGCTTAGGTATGAAGTCTGAGGCGGGGAGTTGTAAGCCATTCCATATTGCTTGCCATTCCCAAACGGAACCATTAGACCAAAGGTATCGGGCTATTAATTCTTTGTGGTATACTTTATTGGTTAGCTTACAAATAGCCTTAGCCTCTTTCTTATTGGCTATGTAAATTGCCTCATTGGGCTGTAGTGATGATAATTTGCGTTTCATAATGTTATTTGTTGTTGGTTTATATATTCCTTTATTCTTAAGCAAGCTATTTCCAGTATATCAATGTGAGTTTGTATACAACCTCTGTTTTTAAACTGAAAAGACACGTCTATAATATTTTTTATCTCTCTTTCCTCTTCCGTTATTGGGGTCATAAACATTGTAAAATCCCACTTAGGAGGTTCGTTTTTTTGTTTTTTATCTCCAAACATAATATTATTTGTTGTTGGTTAGTAATTCGGGGTTTAGTGTTTCTTCTGTTTTTAGCTTGTTGATTATTAGGTATCCATGTACAATTTAATGGTTCATAATTACCATTTACATTAATTCTTTCTATAGTTAAATTATTTTCATATCCATTTGATAAAGCCCAAGATTTGAATAAAGAATAATCATTTATCCATTCAGGACAAACAATAATGCCTCTACCTCCATAATTTATATAATCTTTACTATTTTCTTCATAGCACCTTTTAATCATATCTGTGTATGTTCTGTGAAGCCTTTGCCTACTTTCTCCATGTTTGTAATTTGTACTGTAAATCCCAGTTATACATTCCTTATTTTGCAATTTCCAGTTTACATAACAATATCTATTACAGTATTTTTTATTTACTGATGGTTTAGTAACAGGTAATTTTTCGCTACAAAATTTACAATCTTTATCAGATAAAAGTATTTTGCCGCAAGAACCTCTTTTATGATTAGAATATGACTTTGCGTTGTTTGTCTTATACCCGCACTTGCATTCCATAATATTTTATAATAAAGAAACCCCTACACACTTTTAAGGGTTAATGTGGTTTATACTCTAACTCCTGTTATATCAAAAAATACATCAGCATCAAAATTTGGCAAATCAATAAATGACTGTTTGGCGCTATCGCTCCAATTGTTCCAAGCATTAATGAAAGACTCTTTATAGGGTAAATATTTAATATAACCGCCTGTGGTTATAAAATAAGGATAAAGTGATTTTTCTTCTTCACTCATTTTGTAGCCGGGAACCCACAAAGTAGTGTCTATTGATTGCAACAATGAATATGCATCTGATTTAACAAATTCTTCATAAGACCATTTAGACGGCTTATTAAACATAATGTAATTTGGTTTTTCCAAATTATTAAATGCGCCTGCGTTGTCGTTGCCTGCGTTGCTGTTGCCTGCGTTTTTGTTGCCTGCGTTGTAGTTGCCTGCGTTGTCGTTGCCTGCGTTGCTGTAGCCTGCGTTTCTGTTGCCTGCGTTGTAGTTGCCTGCGTTGTCGTTGCCTGCGTTGCTGTTGCCTGCGTTGTCGTTGCCTGCGTTGCTGTAGCCTGCGTTTCTGTTGCCTGCGTTGTAGTTGCCTGCGTTTCTGTTGCCTGCGTTGTAGTTGCCTGCGTTGCTGTTGCCTGCGTTTCTGTTGCCTGCGTTGCTGTAGCCTGCGTTTCCTATCCCCGTATTACCTTTTCCAATATTTACAATATTGAGAACTTCTAACCAAGATATTTCTTTTATAAACTTAATTTTTTCTACACAATGCTTATCTCCATCGGTATCAAAATTACCGTATCCTTCAACTTCAAAAACTCTATTGTTAGGGTTAAAAGAGTAATAATTAAAACAGTCTTTAAGCTCAACACAAAAGTGAAAGCCGTTATTACATGCTTTAATATTTCCTTTTTCTTTATACTCTTTGTCAACTTCAAATTGAAAACCTCGGCACTGCATATTTTCGTCAGTTACCTTAAATCCTTTAATTACTTCCATTGGTTAAATATATTTTAAAATACAAAACCCGTATAATCCGGATGCGCTTCACTTCATCTTTCATATACGGGTAGTATAATGTTTTTTTGGTTGCGTATTGTGAAGCGGCAACACGACAAATGTACAAATATTTTCATTACTTTTACAACATGCTAAAACATTATTTCAATTTTATCACATCACAGCGCGGCTGGGTAGAAACGGATGAGCCTGTAGGATGGGATGCAACGGGTTTTAGCATCA